GGTGGGACCAGTTCGGGTGGCCCATCTACCAGGTCCACCACACGGGCAGGGACCCGTTCAACCGAGCGTGGTGTATCAACGAGGGAGCGCGGCGCGCCTTCCCGTTCGACGCCATCGTAGTAGTGGACGCCGACGTGGTGGAGGAGTCGCACCAACAGGTCCGAGACGCCGTGGACCTCTGCCTCGCCCGTCCGCTGGCGTTCACCATCGCCCACGACATGGGCAAGGACCTCTCGTCTGAGGCTACAGCCCTGCTCCACGCGGGAGAGGAGGTCAAGTTCGAGCGGCACATCATCGCAGAGCGGCGGAACTGTGAGAGCCGCGTCAACGTCATCTCCGCGGAGCTGATGGAACGCCTCGGGGGGTACGACACGCGGTTCGAGGGCACGCTCGCGGACTTTCAGCGCGTCCCGGGGACATGCTACCACCTGTGGCATGAGCCGCAGCTGCCGCGTTCTCGTCGGACCATCCAGTGGAAGCGGGGGAACATCCTCGCCGGACGCTACCGGGCGGCTGCCAACATGCGGAACCCGGTCCTCCTCGACCGTGTCCTGAACGAGCGCGCTGACGTCCAGAAGTACGTCAAGCCCTTCCCCACAAAGGCCCCGTCAAACGTCGTCGATGCCGAGGTCGGAGTCCTGTGCCTCACGTCCGGGCGCCGGGAGTACCTCGAGCGGACCATCGCCTCGTTCAACGAGCAGGTGAAGGGGAACATCAAGGCCCGCATCATGGTGGATGACAGCGGAGACGACGCCTTCCACCAGTGGGTGCGGGAGCGGTTCCCCGAGTGGCGCCACATCGCCCACGACAGGCAGCTGGGCTACGCCGAGTCCATGCGGTCCGCCCGCGCCATCGCTGCCTCCCACTTCAAGGAGCCCTACGTCTTCTGGCTGGAGGACGACTTCACGTTCGACGTGCCGGTGGCGCTGGACGACCTCGCCACGCTCCTCGACTGGGAGCCCAAGCTGGCGCAGGTCATCCTGCTCCGGGGTCCCGCGTACCCGCTGGAGTTCGAGGCGGGCGGCATCATCCAAGAGCACCCCCACAGCTACGTCCGCGCGGTCCACAACGGGCTGTGGTACCTGAAGCACACCCGGTTCTATTCCTCGAATCCCGGGCTGGCGCGGCGGGAGATGTTCGAGTGGCAGTGGCCGAGGGGAGGGAACACGGAGGGGCGGTTCGGGAAGGTCCTCACCCGCGCTGGCTTCTTCTTCGCGTTCTTCGGAGACGGGACGCCGATGGTGACACACATCGGCGAGGAGCGGAACGGCTTTGGCTACTAGGGGGCGAGCAGGTGGAGGCCGAGCGAGCGGAGGTGGGCGTCGGCGTCCTCGAGGCGGTCGAAGGGACCTGCGAAGATGGACGACATCCCGTACTGGACAGCCTCGGCGGCGACGATGTTGAACACGACCCACTCGAAGGTGGTACGGGTGAGGTGGACGCGGAAGCCTGCGGACTTCCAGAACGCGATGGTGTCGGCGGCAGCGGCGACAGCGCGGTCGTACTGCCAGTCGCGAGCGAAGGCGAGGCCGGGGCTGGACTGTGCGGCGTTCTCTGAGATAGTCATGGCGCAAGCGTACACCGCCGTACACGTCCTGTCAACCCCGGTACACGCCTGATGCTCATCTTCCAGGTGTGGCTCGGACCGAGGCGGCCGCCTGTGGAGTGGATGCGGACGTGGAAGGAGCAGAACCCGGAGGCCACCTACTGGTGCGTCACCGACCAGGACCTTGACGGGCTGAAGCTCGAGAACGACCGCCTCCTGCGGAAGCTCATAGGCATCGGCCGCTTCGACGGGGCCTCGGACGTCCTGCGGGCGGAACTGCTGTGGCGGAACGGCGGAGTGTACGTGGACGCGGACAGCCGCGCCCTGCGGCCCCTCGAGGGAGCGCCCTTCTTGGATGAGCCGATGTTCGCGATGCACGAGCCGACGACGGTCCAGGAGGACCTCATCAACGGGTGCTTCATGGGCTGCCAGCCCGAGAACCCTACGATGCGGGCCTACATCGAGGCGCTCGCGGGCGTAGACGTGAAGGCCCGCCTGACCCCTACCTGGCGCACCGTCGGCCCTCAGCTCCTCACACAGACGGTTCAGCGGGTGGGCGGCTGTACCGTCCTCCAGCCATGGGTGTTCTTCACGCGGACGCTCGCGGGGGACGTGGTCGAGGGGCCGGAGCCTTCGTACGGCGAGCACTACTGGTCCAGCACGGTGAAGCGGTTCGGGTTCGCGGGAGGTCGTCCGTGGCCAGCGTAGCCACACCAAAGGGCCCGGGTAGGGAGAGTGTCCTGCGCCGGAGCGCCTCTGTTCCTCCCCTACCTCAGGCCCTGAGGTGTTCGGACCTTCCGTCTCCTCCGCTCCGGGCGCGACCCGGACCGTCTCGCGACGAAGGAGGGCGTGGTCCTGAGGCTGGGCGGCGCGGGCGCTCCCGCATGGCGCTAGCCGACTCGTCGCTTCGAGCCTTCCGCCTCACCTCGTTCGACCGCTCCCCCTCGGGGCGGGCATGTACGCCCCGATGTCTGTCGCCTAGACCCGGGATGGCGGGGGTCGCCTCTGGTACCGGGCCGCTTCGCGGTCGTGGGAGGGCTGGCCGTCGAACCCTCCCTCACCTGCCCGGTCTGTGTCGCAGCGTCAATGGCCCTCTGCGCTCCGCGTCCCCGACCCCTCTGAGAGGGCGGCGGTTGACCGGCTCGGTGAGTCCTCGACCGAGGAGTGGAGCAGTCGATTCCACGCCCCCGCGCCCTGCGCCCCTGCTACGTGCGGCAGGAGTGGAGCAGTTCGTTCCACGCGGTGAGCGCCCTGCGCCCCTCGGTCGAAGCCTTGTTCCCGCCTTCGGCGCCTGTCGAACGGGGCGCTCCCTCTCCGGCGGTGCTTGTCCTACACCGCACATCGTACACCCCCGTACACGTTCTGTCAACCCCGGTACACAAGATTCTCCAGAAAGTTTCGCTCACCGTGTCTGACCTGTCGGTCCTCATGGCGTTCACCTCATCTGACCCGTGGCGCTTCCGCCTGTACGCCTTCATCACGGAGCGGGTCCTGCGGGTGCTGCCTGAGGCGGAGCTGTGTGTGGCGGGAGACGACAGCGTGCCGTTCAACAAGGCGGCGGCCCTGAACCGCGCAGCAGCCAAGGCGACCACAGACGTCTTCTACGTCCTCGACGCCGACTCATGGCTGGACCACGAGGTCGTCCGCAGGTGCGTCAAGGGCATCAAGGCCGACCCGGACCGCTGGGCCCATCCGTGGGTCATCAAGAGCAGGCTGGACGAGAAGACGACCATGGACGTCCTCGAGGCAGGACGCCGCTGGGATGGGCAAGTGCCCTTCGGGGCGAAGTTCGAGCGGCGGAATCCTTACTGGGCTTCGCCTCCGCTGCTGCTCTCACGGATGGCGTGGGACACGGTGGGCGGGATGGATGAGAGGTTCAATCAGGGCTGGGGGCATGAGGACGAGGCGTTCGGGTTCGCCCTACGTGCTGTGTTCGGAAGGGCTATCGTACTCAGTGGAGAGTGCATCCACCTCTGGCACCCCCGCGTCAAGCGGGCAGGTGACGACAGGTGGCCCGGACAGGAGGAAGGCATGGGCAACGGCGCCTTGGCAAAGCAGTACCGCAAGGCCGCGCGGTCCCGTCGGGCCATGGTGGCGTTCCTCGAGGGGAGGCAGCGGTGACAGCGCCGTTCATCAGCCAGCAGGACGTGGCAAACGTCCTGAAGCGGACACCTGACGCCACGCCGTGGGCCATCGCCATCGACGCCGCCTGCGAGATGGTGCGGGGCGAGTGCCGGCAGCACCTGAACTACGAGCAGGACGACACCGTGGAGCTTCAGGGCTCGCGGGAGGACGTGCTGTGGCTGCCGCAGCGGCCGGTAGCAGACGTCTCGGCTGTCTCCATCTACTGGCGGGGCATGACGCAGGTCATCGGCGTCGGCAGCCTGAAGTGGACGCGGCGCGGTGAACTGTTCGCCCGCTGGGACCCCGGCATCGTCCTCAACGGCTGGACGGACTGGGACTACGGGACGTGGGGTGGAGCGGAGGGGACCCTCGTCACCGTGACCTACTCCCACGGCTACGCTCCCACGGAGGACGCCGTGACGCCGACCGTCCCGCGGATGCCCTCGGACATCCGCCGCATCGCCATCTCCGTCGCGGCCCGCATCCTCGAGCGCACCTCCGAGGAAGCCAAGGACGAAATCGGGTACGTGGGGCAGAACTCGCGCTCGGTCGAGGACCCGCAGATGTACCTGAAGGAGGACGAGTGCAAGGCGCTCCGGCGCTACCGCCTGCCCTCCGTAACGACCTCCGTCGGGGTGATGAGCCTGTGACGTCGCTGAAGCTCGAAGTCGCGCTGAAGGAGTACCTCGAGCAGGACACGAACCTCCTCGCGCTCCTGAACGACGACAGTCACGGGTTCCGGCTGTACCCGGTGAACCTCCCCCGCGACTGCAAGCTCCCTGCCGTGTCATGGCGCCGCGTGGCTGCCTCGAGGCAGGGGTTCTACGACCCCAAGGAGACGTTCTCCGCGTGGGTCAACGCCCGCATCCAGTTCATCTGCTACGCCTCCTCCCCCACTACCGCCATGGAGGTCGGAGAAGCCATCATGCTCGCCCTGTCAGGGTACGAGGGCGAGATGAGCGGCGAGTACGTGGGAAGCGTGGCTGCTGTCCAGGAGTTCGACGATGCGGAGGGTCGTTCCTACCGCAGAGTGATGGACTTCCTCGTATCGTATGAGGATGCCCTCGAGGGCAGCAGCTAGAAGGCCAGGAAGACCAGCACGAAGGAGGGAGCAGCATGGGCAAGTTCGCTGCCCGAGGCCTGACGCTCACGCTGGGCGGGGACCTCATCGGGCAAATCACCCAGATGGGTGAGGCGGGTTCCAGCCGGGGGCTCATCGACGCCTCCGCCTATGGCGACGACTGGAAGGACTACGTCTTGGACCAGCAGGACGGGTCCGAGATGCCGCTCGTCGTCGCCCTCGACCCCGCCGACAGCGGCCACGACGCGCTCATCCAGGCCTACGACCACGCCGACCGCGGGTTCTGGGGGATGCAGCACGTCGAGAGCGGGTTCGACGTGGAGTTCACGGCCATCATCACGCAGCTCACGCGTGGTGGCGACCTCGGGGGCCTGCTCCAGATGAGCATGTCCCTGAAAATCGTCGAGCCGGGCGTCACCGACGCCACGTAGCTCGGCGAGGCAGTCCGTACGACCAGCAAGACCAGCACGAGGAAGGGGAAGTGATGGACCTCACCGCACAGGCCATCTTGGAGGCGGACGACTCCTCACTGGAGCCGTTGGAAGTCCCCGAGTGGAACGGGACCGTGTACGTCCGGGCCATGACGTCCGCAGAGAAGGACGCCTACGACCGGCTCATGGTTCGCATCGGAGAGCGCGGGCAGACCGCCGTCAACGCCCAGCGTCTCGACAACGTCAGGGCCCTTCTCGCCGTTCGCGTCCTCTGTGACAAGGACGGCGGGCGGCTGTTCAAGGACACCGACGCGGCAGCCCTCGGGAAGAAGTCCTCCAAGGCCCTCCAGCGTGTCTGGGACGTGGCCCGGAAGCTCTCCGGGTTCGACGAGGAGGAGACGGAGAAGGACGCGGAGGCTTTCGGCGAAGCCCAGGGCGACGACAGCTCTTCCGAGTAGCCCTCGCCCTGGGCTTGCCGGTCCAAGTCCTGCTCCATGGGACGGCAGTGATGCCGCCCATCACAGCGAAGGAGCTGGGCGAGTGGGAAGCGTTCGAGCGGGTAGCGGGGCCTATCCTCGTAGCCGAACGTCTCGAGGTGTCCCTCGCCATCATCGCCAAGCTCCTCGCGGACGTGTACGGGAAGCCTGGCATCCAGCACAAGCTGGCCGACTTCATCCCCGAGTGGGACCGCGCCCACCAAGGCGAGGGCCAGTCCCCCGAGGAGATGATTGAGACGTTCATGGGGAACCTGAGGCGTGGCGACTGACTTCATCTACATCCCGAACCCGCTGCTCGGGGCCACGTGGCAGAACGGCCCTGACGCGTGGGACGTGATGGGTGACGTCGGCAGCGACATCGAGGGGTACGCCGACTCCATCGTGCCGGTAGACACCGGAGAGCTGAAGGCCAGCATCAAGGTGGTCAAGGAGGAAGTGGACGGCGCCGCAGGGGTGGCGGTCGTGGCAGACTCCGACCACAGCCTCCCCGTGGAGTACGGGACCCGCTTCATGGACGCCCAGCCCTACCTCCGTCCTGCGCTCGATGCGGTCGTGGGCGGTGGTGACTGATGGCTGTCTACGACGGCGGCGTTGCGCTCGTCCGTGCCCGTGCGGACGGCAGCCGCCTGTCGTCTGACATCGCCAAGCACATGAACTCTCCCGCCCTGAAGTCCGCCGCGCTGTCGGCAGGCAAGGTCGTCGGAGTGGCCCTCGCTGCCGGGCTCATCGCGGAGTTCGGGAAGCGGTTCGTGGACCTCGCCGCGGATGAGGTCGAGGCCGTGAACAAGGTAAATGAGGTGTTCGGCGTCCACGCCGAGGCCGTCAAGGAGTTCGGGGAGACGTCTGCGAAGTCGTTCGGCATCTCCAAGACCGCCGCCCTCCAGGCCGCAGGCGCGTTCGGCCTCATCTTCGACGCCGCCGGGCTGGCAGAGGACCAGACGGCCAAGATGTCCACGGAGCTGGTGGCGCTCGCGGCTGACATCGCCTCGTTCAACAACATCGACCCGACCGAGGCCCTTGACAAGCTGGCGTCTGGCCTCGCCGGGCAGGCACGTCCGCTCCGCGAGGTCGGCGTCTTCATCTCTGCTGCCCGCGTCGAGCAGGAGGCGTACACCCTCGGTATCGCGAAGATGGGCGAGGAGCTGACGGACGCGCAGAAGATTCAGGCGCGGTACTCCATCATCCTCAAGGACACCACGAAGGCCCAGGGCGACTTCCAGCGCACCCTCGGCGTCTCGCTCCCCAACCAGCTCCGCGTGCTGAAGGCAGAGCTGGAGGACGTAGGAGCCCAGCTGGGCCAGGCGCTCCTGCCCATCGTGCTGTCAGTTACTAAGGCGCTCGTGAAGCTGGCGCCGCTCCTCGTAACCGTGGTCCCCCTCGTGGTCAAGCTCGGTGCGGCGTTCCTCGCCTGGAAGGCCCTGAAGTTCGTCCCAGAGCTGCTCCTCGGCATCGCGTCCGGCCTCGAGGCCATCGGTGCGGCTGGGCTGGCGAACAAGGTGCTGTCCATCGGGGCCTCGCTCTCGTCCCTCCTCGGTACCCTCGCCGCTGCCGCACCCCTCGCCATCGGGTTCGCGACAGCGTTCGTGGGCCTCACCGCCGCCCTCGCCAACTGGGACCCGCTCGGCATCGTGAACCAGGAGAGCCTGAACAAGCAGCTGGAGGACGGGACGCTCATCGTGGGCAAGTTCCGCTCCGGGGTCATAGGCCTCGGCCCAGCCGCCCACGCGGGCATCGGTCCCATCCAGACAGGCCTGAACTACGCGGCCGACGCGATGACGAATCTCCGCGAGGCAGCCGCCAAGGTTCCCGAGACCATCGAGCGCGTCGGACGTGCGGGACACCACTTCTCGCAGGAGTTCCGTCAGGCGGTAGCGGAGACGACGAGGGTGACCGTCGGCCAGTTCAAGAACATGGGCGAGGCGTTCCAGACCACGCCGCGCCAGCTCAAGAACGCCCTCAACGCGGCGGTAAACGTCGCGAGGCAGTACCAGCGCGACATCAAGGCCATCATGTCGGACAAGAGCCTGACTGACGAGCAGAAGAAGGCCCTCCTCCAGCTGGAGCCGGAGTACCGAAGGGCGTTCGTCAAGGCAGGGGACGGTGCGAAGCAGGAGCTGGCGCGGAAGGCTGTGGAGCTGAAGCGCCTGAACAGCCAGAAGTTCGGAGAGATGGTGAGGGAGGGGACAGAGAAGCTCGGCAGCGGCGGGCAGCGGCAAGGCGCAGCCTACATGCGGGGCCTGTCCCTCGGTATCTCCGCCTCCGCCGGGGTGGCACGAGACGCCGCGGCGAGGGTGGCACACCAAATCCTCGAGGACGTCAACGGGGTCCTCGGCATCTCCTCGCCCTCGAAGGAAGGCGCCAAGCAGGGCGGGTTCTACATCGAGGGGCTCATCAAGGGCATGAACGACCGACTGCGGGCTCTGGCTCGTGTAGCCCAGAGGGTCGGTGACGTCCTCGCAGACGCCCTCTCAGAGGGGGTTATCAAGGGCGTAGAGAAGGCTCAGGTGGAACAGGCCCGCGCCCTCGAGAAGCTCGTGGCAGCAGCCCAGCGGAAGCTTGACCGCCTCGTGGACAAGATGCGGTCCTTCAAGCAGGACATCCGCAGCGGGTTCGACGAGTTCGCCGACCTCGCCGGAGCCATCGGCGGGCTGTTCGGGCAGACGGACGAGGAGGGCAACCCTATCGCCGTCACAGCTGGTGACATCGCGGGGACCATCCAGCAGCAGGTGTCGCAGGCGCAGGACCTCGCTCGGCTGCTCCAGGAGGCGGCTGCCAAGGGCCTGTCCCAGTCGCTCCTGTCCCAGTTCGCCGGACAGGGCGCCGACGCCATCCCGTCCCTGCAGGCGCTCCTCGCCAACCCGGAACTCATAGCCCAGCTGAACGCCGCGTCGGCAGCCATCGCACAGGCGGCAGGGCAGACGGCGAACACCCTCGGGGAGAAGTTCTTCGGGAAGGCCATCCGCAAGGCGGCTGAGGACGTGAAGAGCCTCTCGCAGGCCCTCCGGGAGTTCATCCGCGGCCTCGCCCGCATGTTCGCAGGCACGCCGCTCGGCGCGACGCTTCACAACCTCCTCCAGAACACCCAGACCGGAGGCATCGGTGGGACGGGTGGTGGAGGTGGGGGACGAGGCAACGCTCCGCCGCCGTGGCAGACCCCGCCCATCATCCCGCTGCCCACGACCGAAATCCACATCCACGGGAACATCGTCAACGAAGACGACTGGTGGGCTAAGGTTGATGAGGGCCTAGCCAAGCGCCGGCGCCGCAACGGGCGGCTCGCACTGGAGGGAGTGTAGGTGGACTGGTTCAAGTTCCTGTCCTGGCGCGAGGCCATGGAAGACCCGCCCGGGCTGCCGCGGCCCATCTACCCCCAGGCACAGCTCGACCCGGTGGACTTCGACATCAGGACGGCCGGGTTCGGCCTCGGGCAAGGCGTCGTGTTCGGGTGCGAGGTCACGCCCTCTTCACCTGAGGCGCTCACTTTCGACGTGTCGCAGGGTCAGGTAGTCATCGACGGAGTGGTGGTAGACGTCCCGGCTATCGCCGACGTGGCTATTCCTACACCGAACGCGGCCCAGCCTCGGTTCGACCTCGTCCTCGTTGATGACACAGGGGTTCCGTTCGCGTCGTCGGGGTCGCTGGCTACGCACAGTCCACCCTATCCGCCGTTGCCAGACGATGCCGTGTGCCTCGCCTCCATCTACGTCCAGGCGGACATGGACGAGGTGCTAGTTGCCAACATCGTGGACAAGCGCATCCCGGTCTCACTGCCTGCGGACGCCTCCGCCGACTGGCAGCGCCTCGAAGCCTCCGCCAACCTCGTCCGTAACAACAACGCTGCGCTGGTCGCGGACCCCGACCTAGCGTTCACGATGGCAGATGACACGGACTACGCCATCAGGGGCTATGTGGTGTTCAACGCCTCAGGCGGTACCATCGGCGGCCCAGGTAACCTTAGGGGTGTCAGGTGGGGTTGGCTCGGACCTGCCAGTCCCGACTTCGTGGCCATCAAAGAGCGGCGGACGGTCAACGCGCTCTCTACTGCCGAGGTCGTCCGTACCGTCACTGCCTACGACAGCGGTGGAATCGCTGTCTCCGGGACGAGCAGCCTGTTCATCGCCACCGTGTCGTTCGAAGGTATCATCCACAACGGCAACAACGTGTCACCCGACTTCGCCTTCGCCTGGGGCCAGTCTATCGCCGACGCGGCAGACACCACTCGGATGAAGGCTTCCATCCTGGAGTTCCGCCCCATCGGGGCATGAGGGAGGAGACATGGGAAGCCCAGGCCTGAGCGAATCCAACGACGCCGACTATCCCGACGTCCCGGCACGTCCAGACGTCAAGCAGCACCAGGACGACCACGACCGCATCGCCGACATCCTGAACGACTTCGAGGCGGACGACTTCGGCAGCGGCGCTCCCACCGGCAAGTTCCTCGGTGAGACGGGCGGACTGTGGGGTGCCATCGACCCGCCTACGTCCGTCCCGGGTGAGGAAGGTCCTCCTGGGGCCGATGGGCAGGGCTTCAACTTCCTGCAGGCCTACAACCCGGCGACGACCTACGTGGCCTACGACGTGGTCACGTACCAAGGCAACGCCTTCGTCGCCCTCGTTGGCAGCACGGGCAGCACGCCGCAGGTCGGTAGCGACGGCATCGGGACCGCGTCCGCACAGTGGTACCCGTTCGCCGTCCGCGGGGCGCAGGGTGTGCAGGGCAACCCCGGGCAGGACGGGTCCAACGGGCAGCAGGGCCAGCCGGGGCCGTCGGCAGAGGCGCTCCAGGCCATCAGCGGCTCCGGGAACATCACCATCGACTTCGCCCAAGGCTCGTTCGTGGAACTGACCCTCGAGGGCCATGCCACCGTGACCATCGAGAGCACGTCGGGCGTCCTCGTGGACAAGGGCGGCATCTACGTCATCCAGGGCGGGGACGGAGACAACCTCATCACGTGGGCCAACGTGTCATGGGTCAACCTCGGGAACATCCCTCCCGTCCTCGGTACGGAGCCGGGGGACGAGAACTTCGTGGGGTTCAACATCATCCGCGGCAAGGTGCGCGGGTTCACGCCCGGCATCGACCCCGACACGGGCGAACTGCCGCCCATCGAGGAGCCGCCTGAGGTGTTCATCCCCATCGACCTCGAGGCGTGGGCAGATGCCACCGACGTGGACACGTCGAACCTGAGCGGCATCAACAGCTACCAGATGGGCGCGGCGACCGCGCAGGTCGGCAACAAGAAGGGCGGCCTCGTCCTCGTCATCACGACCCGCGGTGACTCCATCATCCCGCCCATCCCGACGCTCTCGGGTGCGGGGGCCTCGTCGTGGACGCCCATCATCTCGAAGCCCGACGGGACGGCCGGGACCACGAGGCGCCGCGCGACCCTGTTCGCTGCCCGCGACGCCGTGGCTGGCGCCGCATCGCTCCTCACGGTCGGACTCCCGGATGCGGCAGCCGCCCACACGGGTTGCGTTACCATCGGGCTCAAGACGACCGGCATCGTCTCGGACACGTTCATCAACACCATGCTCGCCAACGCCGCCGCGCGGACGAACGTGGAGGCGGGGTCCTCGTCCACGGTCGGACTCACCCTCAACGCCGCCGCCGACAGCGAGAACCGGACCGCGTTCTTCCTCATGGCGGCGCTGGACACCGCGTTCACGCCGGAGTCGGGCCTCACCATCCTCACCAACACGACGCCGATGACGAGCCCGACCATCGAGGCGTGGGGAGGGCTGTACCGGGACGCCTTCGAGACGACCCCGGCAGGCACCCTCGCTCCCTCCGCCATCTGGGTCGCCATCGCGGTGGAGCTGGAACAGGGCGGGACCGTGGTCGCTCCACCTGCCGGGTTCCTGCCCATCGACGTGGAGAGCATCCTCGTCGGGTTCAACACCACAGACCAGACGGCCGACTACGACACGTCTTCAGGCTTCACCGCCTCCGTCGGCAACCCGGCGTCGGTGGTGGTCGGGACCGAGCGCCTCGGCATCGTAGACGTGGTGACCACGACCGGCATCACCGCAGACCCCAGCACGCCGACGCTCACAGGCGGAGACGTGACGTGGGCCCAGGCGGGGACCACGGTCGTTGGTACGGGTGCCAACCGCGCCCGCATCACGCGGTTCCTGGCCTGGGATGCCAGCCCCGGAGCAGGTTCCCCTCTGGTGGTCGGTGTCTCAGGTCAGGCCACCACGGGCATCGAAATCCAGGCGTGGCGCTCCGTCGGGAAGGTGACGGAGGATGAGTACGACCTCGCGCTAGCTAACACCGCCGTCCGCGCCTACACGGATGCTGGGGAGGCAGCGGCAGGACCTGCCCGCATCGCTGCGGGGGACCCGCTCGACGCCGCCCGCGACTCCGGGTCCCGTGTTCTCGCCACCGCCATCTGGCGCGCCTCCTCAGGCACGCTCGGAACCGTGACGCCTGAGAGCGGCCTCGACATCAAGCTGGAGACGGGGATGGGAGGCAGCCCGGCGGTGGAGATGGTGGCGATGGCGACCATCTTGTCCGCCACCTACGACACCACCCCGTCCGCCACATGGAGCGGCGGGTCGCTGAACTGGGGCATCATCGCCACTGAGCTGGGGCAGGCTGCCTAGTGGCCGTCCCGAAGCTCGGCGTCATCAACACCTCGAGGACACAGCTGGAGGCTGCGCTCGGGCACCGAGTGAACGATGTCCGCGTGTTCGCTGTGAACGAGGGGCCGACACAGGGCAACGAGTGGCCGAAGGTGCCTGCGCTCGCAGCACAAGGCTACCGCGTCCACATCTCGTTCAAGTCCGCGAACGCCTGGACGGCCGTCGCTGGGGGGTCAGACGACGCGAAGGCGGCTGCCATCGGCGACTTCCTCGCTCCCATCAACCCCGGGGGCTACGTCACCTTCCACCACGAGCCGCAGGGTCAGGGGAATGCCTCGGACTTCACCGCCGCGTTCAACCGGATGATGAACATCATCAAGCCACGAGCGCCACAGTGGCGGACCTGTGCTGTCACCATCGGCGGCGTGTGGTGGTTCGGGAACGCGGGAGGTCCCGACCCGTGGTGGCCCAGCACGGCTGAGGTCCTTGGGGTGGACACCTACAACCGCCGCGGGACGCAGAGCGCAGACATCACGCCATGGGCGGACCCCTCGGGGACGGGTTCCACGTTCGGGGCGGCGGACATCAACCCGCGGCTCCTCACGGTACCCGCACAGTCGGGGCGCCAGGCGCCGGTGCCGTTCGCCCTCGCCCACGGCGTCCCGCTCGTCCTGCCCGAGCTTGGGTGCGCCGTTGACAACCCTTCGCAGAACCCCACGGGGTACAAGGCGAAGCAGGCGAACTGGTACCTCGCGCTCATCAACGACATCCACACGAACATCCCGGCCTCCGGGCCGGGGTCGCTAGAGTACGCTTCGCTCTACGAACGCGACACGTCCACCGGGAACATCAACTGGGCTATCGCGCGCGACGTGGTCGGTATCAACGAGCTGGCTGTGGCAGCCTTCGACACGATGGACGACGGTGTCACGCCCCCTCCCCCTCCGCCCCCTCCGCCCCCTCCGCCGCCCCCGGGGAACTTCACGCCCGGCGTCGTGACCCCTGCCGACGTCATCATCTGGGGGTCGTAGGGTGCCGTACCTCGATGGCTACGGGTCGGGCTACTACCCGCTGGAGGACCAGACACCGACCATCCCTGAGACGGAGGACGAGGTCCAGGGGCGGCCCGACTGCGTGCTGGAGTTCGCGTTCGAGGACTTCGGCGGGGAGTTCACGTGGTGGGACGAGAGCAGTAGGCTCCGGCGGTGGAACATGACACGAGGCAGGGCATCGGAGCTTGACGAGGTGCAGGCGGGGACGTCCTCGGTGACCATCTCCGACCAGGATGGCCACTTCGCGTCCGACAACCCGGACTCGCCCTACGCGGGCCAGCTAAACCCCCGCCGCGCCATCCGGCTGTCTGCCCGCCTTGGGGATGGGGCGGAGCCGCTGATGGCGAAGTGGAGCCATGCGGGGGAGACCGACGCCCTACGGGCCAGGGACCTCGTGGAGCCGCTGTTCACCCACTTCGTTGACGCCTTCCCGCACGAATGGCACATCTCCGACCACGACGCGACGGCAACGCTCTCTGGCGTAGACGGTGCCGGGACGTTCCTCGCCGAGGCGCCGATGCGGACGCTCCAAGACCCCATCACAGGCATCATCGGCCCCTACCCGCTGTCGGGGAACATCGGAGACTGCATCCTCCTCCTCCTGTCCATCGCAGGGTGGCCGGGCGCGGCAGAGGGCCTCTCTGCTCCGTACCAGTCGGAGTGGATTGACGTGGAGGCAGCCGAGACGTCCATCACTAACCCGCTCCTGTCAACGGACAAGGTCCTGTCCATCATCCAGCTCCTCGCCCGGACCGACGGCGGTACGTTCTTCATCGACCGCTTCGGGCGGGCTACGTACCGAGCGCCGCACGTCCCCCGCGCCATCGTCGGCGTGTGGGGCGAGGAAGAGGGCGAGAGCCCGTACAGCGGTATCACCGACGAGCCTGAGGTCGCGAACCTCGTGAACGAGGTGACGGTCCACGACGTCACGACCCAGCAGGAGTTCATCCGCGTGGACGGTGCCTCGAGGCAGTCCTACGGGGTCCGCGAGCGGACGTTCCAGATGGCGTCCACGGCAAGCCTTGGGGTGCGGGCAGATGACATCCTCGCCTCACGGGCCCAGCCGAGGAAGCGCATCGCAGGGCTTCAGCCCCAAGGCAAAGACAGCCTGACGCTCTGGCGCCAGTCGGTGCCTAGGGAACTGCGGGACCGCGCCATCGTGCGGCGTAGGCCCATGTACGGCGGGCTGATGGAGCGAGCGGTTACCCTGGAAGGCATCCACATCGACTCGCCCTCCAAGAAGCGGTGGCAGGTGGACTGGAACCTGGCGGAGGACACGGAGGGGCCGCCCAACCTCCTGTCGGCGAACCAGGCGGGGCTCGAGGAAGGTGACGCGACGGGGTGGCTGGCGGAGGAGTCCTGTACCATCTCGGCCTCCATCACGCGGGCGCTGTTCGGCTCCGCCTCGCTGCTCATCCACGCCGAGCAGGTGTTCGGGGAGGACCCGCCCACCTCGGTGTCCTGCATCACCGTTCCGCCTACCGACGTCGCGGTTACGGCAGGGGAGGTGTATCGCGCCGGCTGCTACTTCTTCGGGGCGCACCTTGCCGGGCCGGGGAACAACCTCCGCGTGGGGGTAGACATCGTGTGGTACAACGCCGCGCTCGCTGTCGTCGGCACGGACTCCTCGCCGAACACAGCAGGGCAGTGGAACCGCTGGACGCCGGTGAACGTCGCAGCGCAGGCCCCAGTCGGAGCGGTCCACGCGGCGCTGCGGCTGAGGACGGTAGGGGTGGAAGAACTTCCTCCTACGCGATGTGTGGGCAGACGCCCTATTCTTGAAGTTGGCAGCCTGAGGAGGGAGAGCATGGGCAAGAAGGCGGAACTGAAGGCAGGGAAGGGCATCTTCCGGAAGGCGGTCGTCAAGGCCGTCATCTGGCAGGACGGGGTCATGCGGGTCTACGACCCCGACGCGCACGACATGGTCGAGCACGAGGAGTGGCACTACCAGCTCCTGGACGACGAGGGCTACGTCCTCGGGCACGGCGACCACTACTTCTCCGAGGAGCACGTCCGTTCCGCCCTGCGGGACGTGTACGAGGACTTCGGGGTTCCCATCGAGGAGGGCAAGCCCGGGAAGCTCCACGAGATGGACGCCGCACAGGGCAAGGTGTCCCGCAGCGGCTCGCGCCACTGCCTCGTCTGCGGGGTGAAGCTCGAGAAGGCCGACAAGGGCCACGAGGCGGAGGACGGCTACCACGACCAGGCTCCGACGCCGGCCTCGGCGTTCATCTCCACCACGCCTCGCTGTCGAACTACGCCGAGGACGCCATCGCGGACGCCTACGGGAACCACACGGCGTTCGACGTGACCCAGTCCTACACGAAGCTCCACATCGGCGACCCGGGGGAGGACGGGACCAACAACGCCGCGGCGGAGACGACACGGAAGTCGACCTCCTACGGCGCCTCCTCGGGTGGTGTCATCACGACGGATGCCGACCTCACGTGGACCAACGTCGCTGGCTCCGAGACCATATCCCACGTGAGCCAGTGGGATGCCTCGTCGGCGGGGAACTGCCTCGGCAGCGGGGCGCTCTCGGCGTCGAAGGCCGTCACGGCGGGCGACACGTTCACCATCCCATCGGGCAGCCAGACGGTCACCATCACCTAAGGGCTAGCGGTGCCCCGGCCTACGGCGTCGCTGCTCTGCTCTGCGAACACCTCGTCTAACGCGGCAGCGTACAGCACAGGGTCGGGGTCCCCGGCTGCGAACAGCCTCCTCGTGGTGTTCGTGGACCTTCAGGACGACGGCTCCCACACGCCGTCCACACCAACCGTCGCGAACACGCCATGGGGTCTGTCGTGGTCGCGCGACACGAGGGGAGACAACAACTGGGGCGGCACAGGGACCACACGGCGGAAGTCGTTCGTCTTCGTGG